CATCTGGATCTAAGTAGTTACTTGCCACTAGTTCTGCAATTGTTCCACTTGGTGCAACTGTTGTTGTACCGCCTGATGTTCCGTAACGTGCATCATCAAATAGTATACCGTCTTCAGTAGTTTGATCAGCAGTATCAACTGGTGTTCCCCATTTCTGAGCAGTTGTTCCGCTTAATGCGTTATTGTATTTGTATACAGTTGGATAGTTTTCTAAGTCTGCTGTAGAAATCCATAAGTCACCTGTTACTAGTGCGCTACCATCTGATTGTACAGTTGGCATACTAGCTGAAACAATAGGTCCTTGATCATCTGCATTTGGATATGCTGTTGCATCATTGTATCCTACCCATGTTGTACCATTGTGATACATTATGTCTACTTCGTCTACAATTGAATTATACCAACGTTGTCCATCTTCTGCTAACGATGTTGGTGCATCGTCACTTGCAGTATATGTTAATACACGCCAGTTTGAAGCTGCAAATTGTTTTGGACTTGTAGCATTTGTTGTTCCGTCTACAAAAGATAATCCTGGTGTTGAACTTGAATCAGTTGATACATAAGGTTTAAATCCTATTGTATTTAATAATCCACTTGTGTCAACCATATTAATTTCACCGCCTTGTGAGTGTGAAATTACAACTTTGTTTGCTGCATCAACACTTGCACTTACGTTTGCAACACCTGCTGCTGTAATTGCACTTGCAATAGTATCTGCATCTGCTGTTGATCCAGCAGTAGTAGTTACTGTAACTGTAACTGGTGTACTCATTGCTGCACTACCTTTGTTACTAGATGACATAGTAAACGTAAATGGTCCGCCTGCTCCTGGAGAAGTTCCAGTAATTGCTGCACTCTTAACTTGAGTTGCACCAGTTGACTGTCTACGATAAATTGTAAATGTACCTAATGGTTGTGCGTCATTTGCAACATTTGTTTTTGCAAAAAGATCACCAATTGCTAAATTAGCTCCGCCGCCTGTACTATCTAAACCATATAATGCTGATGCATTATTGTCGTACATTGGAGTTGTTTTTGTATCCCATAGTAGTGTTTCTGTATTCCAAAGTTTAGATACAATTTTTGCACCTGCATTTGGAGTTGTAGTTTTTAACCATACACTACCTGTAGGTCTTGGTGTTGTGTCACCTGATTTAAATTCTGGCACACTAGTATGTGCTGAAATTTGTAATGCTGGTGGGTTATATGTTCCTGCTGTAAGTCCTAGTGCAGTCAGTTTATCAGCATCACCTCCGATAACAACTGGTCCGCCTAATGAACTATCATCTGCTCCTGAACTAGTTCCGTCACTGTAAATTTCTAAAAATCCATCTACAACATCTGCTGTAACACCTGGAATTAATGCACCATTAATGTTAGTTTTAACATCAGCGATTGTGTTTGCTCCAACACTAATTGCAGTGCCATTAATTTCAATATTTGCTGGTGGTGATCCTAAAGTAGGATTAGCAACTGTGCCTTTTACTGTAGGCCAGCTCTTAGTCCAATTATCACTGCCTAACTCTACCCAAGCACCGCTTGCATTTTTATACCAAATTTTATTAAGTGTAGTAACTGCTACAACTGCATAATCACCAATTGCACCAATTGATGCTTTTGGTGTATAATCTGCACCGTCATAGTCTACAACATCAGCTGGCTTTGAAATTACTGTAGGGACTTTATTTGAAAAAGTTTGTCCGCCTGTAGTATTTACTGCGTTAGCATTCCATTGTTGGATACCAAATAATGAATCTTGTGTATCAAACCAGTATGTTCCTGCTAATGGATTAGCTGCTGGCGCTGTTGCTGTTGGACTTAATTCGCCTAAGTCAATATCAGCTCTTACAACATATGCTCTGTTGCTTACGCCTAATAATGAATAAGCTGCTTGTAATCCGTATTCGTTTAACTCGCCGCCGTGTACTGGGTTATTACCGCTGTCTACTTGGAAACTTGGGTCTCCAAATGTATCAGCTAAATCTCTTTGTGAAGTTAGCAAGTATGGTTTACCTGCGTTTGCTTTTAATGTACCTTGTGCTGTCCCTGTGCCTGCTGCATTTGTTTTATTACTTGCAGAAGCAACAAAGATCATTGGTACTGTACCTGGCTCAGCTGGTGTGTAAAAACTTTCGTCTATTACGCTGACCTGTACTCCTGGTGATGTCAATGCCATTTCGTTTCTCCTATTGGACTGTTATTAATAGTATTTAGCAGAACCGCAGAAAAAGATACGGATAATAGTACCATAAAAGGTACCAAAAAGGTGAGGTAAATACAATATGCGACCATTATGCAAATGCGGGCATCGTCCTGCGGCTATAAATTATAAAAAAGACAAAAAAGTCTATTATAGAAAGTTATGCGAAAAATGTTTACGCAATGGTGTTAATCACGGTATACCATTATGGAAACAGCGTGGTTACGAAAAAAAGAATATCTGCGAAAAGTGCGGATACACTAGTAAACACTTAGAACAATTTAATGTATTTCATATTGACGGAAATTTAAAAAACTGTAGTCCAACAAACTTAAAAACTATATGTGCAAACTGTCAACGTATTATGCAGAAGCAAGGAGTTCGTTGGAAACAAGGCGATCTTGTACCTGACTTTTAAGTTCTTCTAATGTGCCGTGATTATCTATCACAGCATCAAAATTTATATTAGCCCAAGCCCATTCTGACTTGTGTACATCTTTAGGTTCTACACCAATGTCTTGATACATACGGAACCAAACTGGGTCTGCTCCTCTACGTACTCTCCACACTTTACCATTAAGTTTTTTAATCATATTTGCTTCGTTATCAAATCTTACATCAGGAATTACAAAGTTTTTTGTAGGATTTTCTATTAGTTCTTGCTTTACTAAACTAACCCATATACCATCAAAGAATCCGTTACGCATACAATCAGTGCCAAACTCTTGTAATACAAGTCGTGGTGTTACTGTACGTTTAGTTTCTTTGGTCCAAAAATCATCTTGTGTTTCTCGCCACTCTCTGCTATCAGCTGTATCGCCTTCTAGCATTGCACGATCCCAACCAAACACAGTTGCAACACCGTCTTTAAGTTTATCTGCAAAAGATAGTTTTGTAAAATTATGTTCTTCAACAAGTATATCAGCGGCTGTACCTTTGCCGCAACCAATTAAACCACAAATACCAATAATCATAATAATTTCCTAAGTTAATGTTATTATTATATGATATTTTTTATATCTTGTCAACCGTTAATCGTAATGTCCGCCTAAAACAGCAACTCGTTGAACTTCTTCGTTAAAAATTTCTGCTTCTCGTTCTTTATATGCTTGTTCAAACCCTGTAGAGCCGTATTCCATTCTCTCGTTATTACCCCAAAGTCTTTTAAAATATGAATCGTAGGTTCTTTCAACTTCTTGATCGCTCCAGGATCTATCAATAAGTTTTCCTTTAATTAACCAGTTAAGACGGTTAGCCTCTTTACGTACAAATGGTGAACACATGACTTCTCCTTGTTACATATTGTATTTACAAGGAACCAAAATCGTTAGCGTTAACTTGGGGGGTTTTTAGCCAATTAAGAAACTGTATCCTGCTCCGCCGGCAACTTGTGTTTTAACTTCTTCTTCAAGTTTGTCCATTTCACTTTGAGCTTCTGCTTTTAGACTTTGTCCATTTAAACTAGTTCCACCTTGTGGTCCTGCAATAGTAGCAAATTTTTCTCTTGCTTCGCCTAGCATATACTTACACGCAGCAAGTGTATAATCTTTAATCCATTGCTGTGTTAAGTAATCGTTCATTAACTGATCATCTGGACGATAGTTATAACAATACAATAGTAATGTTTCTTCTGCTCGTGGACGCTGTAATAACGTAAGTTTTTTAGTCTGTGTATTCCATTTGAATTCAATAAATGAACCAAACATACGACCAACTAATTCTTGATATTGGCTGAACATATCATAAGTTGCTAATCCGCCCATGTTTGAACTTGACAACAAGTATGCATTTGTGTATGCTAAGTTGAACGGTTCAAATATACTTCCGCCATCACCGCCGCCGCTTCTTGCGCCAACACTTCTACGAAATAATTTTCTAACTTCAACTATTTCATTTGGAAGAGTATATTCGTTTTGATCTATAACTGTTGGCATGAAGAAATACGATTCTTCTACACTATTATCGCTACGTTGCCTAAAACGTGTAAGTGCTTTTTTTAATGCTGTTTCATAGTGAATAGGATCAAGCTCAACATCGACCATGCCTCCACCTAGCATTGCGTGTACGTAATCAAATATTTCTTGCTTTTGTATTGCCATAGTTTAAGTCTCCAATAGTATTTATCGTATTGGCTTACTAACGATAAATATGTATATGCCAAGATTAAGTTTATATAAGCCACAACGCGGTAACGATTATAGTTTCATAGACAAGCAAGTTTATGAAATGTTTACGGTTGGTGGCACGGATATCAATATCCACAAGTTCCTAGGTGCTGAAAATCCTAGCGATGCTGATGCAACAGCTGATCAGCCACAGTATGATGCTGTTAAAGAAACTAACATACAAGACTTGTTATTTTTAGAAAACAGAGATCGAAAATATGATCCTGATGTTTATACAATGCGTGGCATTTATAATGTACAAGATATAGACTTTAATCTTAGTCAATTTGGATTATTTTTAAGTAATGATACATTATTTTTAACAATACATATTAATAGTAGTGTAAAAACACTTGGTAGAAAAGTTATAGCAGGTGATGTAGTAGAATTACCACATTTAAAAGACGAGTATGCACTTAATGATCTATCATTTGCACTTAAACGTTTTTACGTAGTTGAAGATGTTAACAGAGCTGCAGAAGGATTTTCACAAACTTGGTATCCGCATCTATATAGATTAAAATTAAAACAAATAGTAGACTCACAAGAATTTAAAGAAATACTTGATTTACCTGCAGAAGAAGGTGCTAGTGGTGGCGATACATTACGTAGTTTGTTAAGCACATACGATAAAGAAATGCAAATTAATAATGCTGTAGTTGCACAAGCCGAAGCTGATGCACCAAAAGCAGGTTATGATACTAGTCATTACTATAGTTTACAACTTGACGAAAATGGAAATACACAATTAGTAGACACAGACGGAGACGATATACCCGATACTATGCAAAGTCCTGTTAAGTCAGGGTACAACGGATACTTGTTAGGTGATGGTATACCTACTAACGGTGAACAGTTTGGTCACGGAATATCATTTCCTGTTGACAATACAACTGGAGATTATTTCTTACGTACAGATTTTTCACCAAACAGATTATTTAGATTTGATGGAGCACGTTGGGTTAAACAAGAAGACAATGTACGTATGACACTAACTGGTACTAACACACGTACACACCAAAAAGGTACATTCATAAATAACACTAAAACAAATACTATTGCAGGTGAAAGTGTTACTGAAAGACAAAGTCTATCTAAAGCACTAAGACCAAAGGCAGATGAATAATGAGATATCAAGATTTAAAAATTAAAGAAAATGTAACTAAAGATATTGTTGGGCTGTTAACACGACCAATTATAAAATATTTTACTAGAAATTGCAATGACGAAAAACGAATTAATCAACAGTTAACTAATTTACGAAAAAATTTAGCAAAATATCCTGAAAAAAGAAATCCTGTAATACAAGGACTTAGTGCCTATCCTGTTCTAGCCAAGTTAGTCAAGG